GGGGGTGGTGAGGTCGAGTCCTTGGACGCGGATCTCGATGCGGAGGAGGTCGGGGTCGAGGTGGGGGGTTTGGATGCGCAGGGGCCGGTATTGGCGTCTGGATTGGCGGGTGGAGTTTTCGACGTCGATGTGGAGGACGCGTTGGGGGGTGATGTGGTCGCCGGTGAAGGGGTGGATGCCGGCTGCGGTGCAGACGGCGATTTGGCGGAGGAGGGTGGATTTTCCTGCGCCTTCGGCGGCGGTGATGATGACGCGTTCTTGGTGTTCGAGGAGTCCGGGGATGACCCAGTCGTAGGGGTCGTCTTCGCCGGCGAGGAGGTCGTCGATGGTGGGGACGCGGATGGTGGCTTGGTGGCGGGGGCCGACTCGTGCGGCGACGTCGTCGAGGGTTTGGAGGCTCTCGGCGAGGGCGTGGTCGAGGGTGTCGGGGGTGGCGGTGTTGCCGAGTTGGGTGAGGCGTTGGCCGGTGGTGGTGATGGCGCGTGCGCGTGCTGCGTTGCGGATGATGGCGGCGTGGTATTCGGCGGCTGCGGGGTTGTGGCAGCTGGTGATGAGTTCGTGGAGGTAGGGGGCTCCGCCGATGCGGGTGAGGTCGCCGGTGGTGGTGAGGTGGTCGGCTACGAGGACGGCGTCGGCGGGGATGCCGTGTGCGTCGTGTGCGTGGTGGATGGCGTGCCAGATGGTTTCGTGGCGTGGTTCGTAGAAGTCGTCGGGGTCGATGTGGTCGCGGAGGTGGGGGGCGCGTTCGGGGTCGATGAGGAGGGCGCCGAGGAGGGCGCGTTCGGCGTCGGGGTTGTGTGCGGGGGTGTTGCGGATGGGGGTGACGACACTGTCGTAGTAGGGGTCTTCTGGTGGGGTGTCGTCGTCGTTCACGGGGCTGGGTCCTCCCTGACGGATGGGGGTGGCCCGGGCCGCAGCGGTGGGGGTTGCTGCGGCCCGGGTGGTGTTGCTGTGGGGCTGGTTGGTCACTCGGGCCAGCCCATGAGGACCTGGTGCCCGTTCAGGTCGGCGGCGATGAGGGTGACGACGTCGGCGAAGGCTTCGCGGATGATGTCGGCGGGTCGCTCGAGGGCGTAGGAGAGGGCGAGGTTGCCGCCGTTGATGCGGTACCGGAATCGGGCTCGGACCTTGTAGGCGGGGGCGCCCTGGAAGGGGATGAGGCCGAGCTCGATGATCTCGGGGATCTCGAGGCGGCCGCGGTTGCCGGCTTTGGCGTCGATGGTCTCCTTGTACTCGAGCTGGCGTTCGCCGTTGGAGAGCCGCTTGGAGGACTCGAAGCTGACGCCGACGGTCGCGGTGATGGACTGGGCGAGTTCGAGGACGTCGGCGCCGGAGGGCTTGGCGATGTCGATGGCGCGGTCTTCGATGTGCTCGGCGAACTCGTCCTGGCGCATCCACTTGCCGTCCTTGGCGAGCCACGCGTTCCAGGCGTCGGTTCGGCGGACGGTGAGGAGGGCGCGGTGGTCTGCCCAGCCGGCGTCGAGCTCGTGGCCTTCGTCGTTGGTTCCTTCGTGGGCGTTGATGACGGCGACGACGCGGGCGTTCTCCTCGTCGGCCCAGATCTCGGTGCCGGGGAGGCCGTGCTTGGTGACGTAGGTGGTGAACGCGTTGGCGTCGTGGGCGCGGATGGTGCCGGTCTTGCGGCGGGGGTGGTCGGCGTAGGTCTGCAGGTCGAGGATCCTCTGCTGCCCGCCAGCGGGGACGACGATGGAGTGGAGGTTGTCGCCGAGGTTCTGGGGTTCGGTGCTGGCCTGGGCGAGGTCGATGAGGGACTGGGTGTCGGTGAGTTCGGGCATGGGTCAGGCGTCCTTCTTCTCGGTGATTTCGCCGGTGTCGGTGTCGACGCCGGCGGGGTTGGGGACTTCGCGCAGCGACTCGAAGGAGAGCTGGCGCGGGTCGGATCGGGTGAGGTTGTTGTTGTCGTCGGCGTAGAACATGGAGCCCTTGCGGTCGTGCTCGGGGAGCTTGAGCTTGATCTCGTCGGTGACGATGAGGACGTTGAGGTCGTCCTTGAGGGGCTTGACGGAGACGGTGAGGGTGAGGGTTCCGCCCTTGCCGGTGTCGCGGACTCGGGCGATGAGGTCGTGGAGGCTTTCGCCGAGTTCTTCGTGGGTGTCGCCGCTGGACTGTTCGCGGAGCCAGTCGGCGAAGGGTCGGATGGGGTGGTCGGTGGTCACGGGTGTGCCCCTTCAGACGAGGGCGTCCTGGGTGGGCGCCGGGGGGGTGGGGGGGGGGGTTCGGGTGCAGTGGTGGAGGTGGTGGCCGCGGATGGTGACGTTGGCTTGTTGGCGTGGGGTGAGTTCGGTGCCGTCGGGGAGGTAGCGGCCGAGGCGCGAGCGGTCGGGGTTCAGAAGGCGGGTGCCGGTGTCGATGACGTCGTGGCGGCAGGTGGGGCAGGGGGTGGTGTTCATGGCAACCACCGCGCCAGGGGTCGGACGTCGAGGCCGAGGGTCGTCGCGACGTGCCGCTCGAGCCGTGCGCCCTTCGACCTCTGCCACCACGGCAGCAGTGCGACACCCTCGGCCGAGGCGACGTCGATCAGCGCGGCCCGCATGTAGTCCTGCCAGGTCCAGCCGTCGATGAGGCCGTGGCGGGCGGGGTTGAGCACACGGTGGCCGGCGGCGGCGAGCTGCTCCTCGGCCGCGTTGAACGCTGGGTAGTTGAACTCAGGGAGACCGGTCATGGGGCCGGCGACGTAGACGATCACAGGTGACCTCCGAGCGCCAGGAGCCCAGCGAGCCGGTTGGCCGCCTGCTCGCACTGCTGCTCGCGCTTCTCGATCAGCACGGCGTGACGGCCGGTCATCTTCGCGACGACGCCCGTCACCCCCGAGCCCGAGAAGATGTCCACGACCAGCCCGCCGACCGGGCAGCCGTACTCGACCAGCGGCTGCATCAGCTGCTCCGGCTTCTCGGTCTCGTTGATCGCCCGACCGTGCATAGACCGGGCATAGATAACCGAGCGCATGAGGCGCGGACCGCCGTCCTCAGAGATGTAGTGCGCAGGCCCGCGTGCACCCTGGTGGTGCACGGGCTTGGCCTTGCGCCGCACGGTGCGGGCGGTCGCGTCATTTGTGGTTGGGGTGACGTGGTGGATCTCCGACCACGGCCCCCGATACCAGAACGACGCGAACTCATGGACGCGCTTGAACCTGTCGGCGTGCAGTCCAGACCCGTTGTGCTTCTCCCAGACAACTTCCTGGGAGAACCGCCAGTCGGCGAACTCGTCGCGTCGATTGAGGAACATGCGCATGGAGCCGAAGCACCACATCGATCGCGCGTGCTGAGCAGCGATCGACGGCCACCCGTCGGGCCAGCGGTCCCACGTGAGGCTCGTCTCGCCGTAGGGCGGGTCCGCGATCAGCAGGTCGACGTCAAGACCCAGCGACGGCAGCACCTCGCGGAAGTCGCCGTGGTGCAGCGTGACGGCGTCGTCGGAGTAGTAGGGCGTCGTCATGCGGCCACCTGCTCGGGTTCGGGTTGCCAGTGCCAGACGAGGCCGCGCAGGACCCAGCGGCCGCCGTCGAGGCGGATCTCGTTGTCGTAGGTCGGTTCGGGTCTGGTGGCTGGCTTGCAGGCGCGGCAGTAGTAGTCGCCGCGGGTTTCGGTGCGTCGTCGGATGCCGCAGCCGTTGCAGGTGGCTTGGCGGGTGGTGCGGCCGCGGCGGGTTCGGTCTGGTCTGGTGGAGGGCATCAGTACGGCGCTCCGTCCTGGGGTGTGGTGGTGGCGAGGAGGGTGTCGGCGGCGTAGACGGCGAGTGCGTATGCCTGCCAGATGTCGGCGCGGAAGCCGTGGAACCAGCCCGGGTTGGCCTTAGTGCCTTTGCCGCGGTTCGGTTCGCCATGTGCGAAGCGGTCGACGAGGGCTTGGACGATGTTGGAGTCTTTGGCTTTGGCGGAGTGGCAGTGGTGGAGCTTGATGGGGTGGCGCTTCACGAGTTGCGCGTCGCCGAGGTCTCGTCGGCCGGCTTCGGCGAACCGTCCGATCCACACGCAGGTCTCGAAGACGTCGGCGCCGACGGACATGCCGTAGGAGGCGACCATCTCGATCACGTAGTGGTCGGCTTGGACGCTCGGGTGGCGTGAGATGAGAGCTTCGCGGAGGTCATAGTTGTTGGTCTTGTCGAACTCGATCGGTCGGCGGGTTGCGATGTCGAGGAGGACCCAGCCGGATTCGGTGTTGCCGGGGTCGATGGCGAGGAGGGTGCTCATCGGATCCGCTCCGTTCGGATCAGGCGCGGCACGACGTGGTAGATGTCGCGGCATTCACGGCATCGCGCCACGGAGCCGTTCATCACCATGTCGAAGTGGTGTTGGCACCAGAACGCCTCGACGGTGCGGTCGCGGCAGTGATGCTGGGCGAGCGCCCACCACGAGGCCGGTTCGGGACAGTCGGTCTCGGTGCGGTGGTTGTGCACGTGGCAGGCGATGTCGAACTTGAACTCGGCGAGGTCGAGGCGTTCGCGGGTGTTGGTGCTCATGCGTCGACCGCCTCTCGGTACCAGCCGGGGAAGAGGTCGCGGCAGCCGTCTTTGATGCCGTCGTACCGGTCGACAGGCCCGGAGTAGGACAGCCCGTCCGGAGCCAGGCAAACGCGCCAGAACTCGTGACGGGCTCTGCACGTGAAGCACCAGCGGATGCCGAGGGACTGGCGGCCGTACTCGACCATGCGGGTGCCGCAGATCGCCACGTCACCGTCATCCGCGCACCAGTCGGCGGACTGCTCAATGGCGCTCATCCCTCCACCCCCGCGAGGATGGCGTCGGCGACGGCGACACTCTCCGGAGACGCAGGGAACATCGGCTTCCCGTCGAACGTGATGGATAGCCGGGCGCCGTGCACCAGGGCGGCCTCGCGATACAACCAGTCCGCCACGGCGAGCGCGACGGTCGGGTTCATCGTGGCGATCAAGGCGGCGTCGGCGATCTTCAATCCGTCATCGCCGTGCTCGCCGCCTCCGGGAGTGATCGGGTAGGGCGAGTCGGGATGGAACAAGAGGTGCTCATCCCAGTCAGACCATCCGTGCGGCGGCTTCGCCACCCACGGCCCAGGCGTCGCAGCCTCGGCCCTCTCCCGCAGCACCTCCGCTGCCCGTCGCAGCTTCTCGGCGGCGGTCACGCTGCCACCGCCTCAGTCAGGCGCGTGTGCAGCGGCCAGCCGCCGTCGATGTCGCCGTACTGGTCCTCCTTGCCCGCTTTCTCCACCCAGTCCCGGAACCGGCGCTGATCCTCACGCCGCCACGTCGACTGCATTCGGAACAGCTCCGCTGGCCCACGAGACGCTAGGTCCAGATCAGAGTCGACGATCGCGGCCGCCACTAGGCCGGCACCGATCGCATCCGCGTGAGCGTCGTGAGACTCGGTGAAGGGCACCCCGTACCGCTTGCACAGGTCGGGCAGCTTGTAGGTGCGGCCTTTTCGGAACGCGCGGTTGACGGTGTCCAGCCCGCGGGCCAGGACCATCGGGTCGACGAGGGTGTGCCAGTCGTCGGGGTTGAGGGTGTTGGTGAGGGTGGGCTCGTTGTGGCGTCGGAGTTCAGCCTCGAGGATGGACAGGTCGTAGGCGGCGTTCATGGCGACCAGGGGGAGTCGGGCGCGTAGGACGCCGGTGAGGGTGTTGGCGATGGCGCTGAGCGCTTCGGTGGGGTGGACGCCGTTGGCGCGTGCGTGGTCGGTGGTGATGCCGTGGACCTTGGTGGCGCCTTCGGGGATCTCGATGCCCGGGTCGATGAGCCAGGATCGGTGGTCGCCGGGGGTGCTGGCGGTGATCTTGATGATGGTGGCGGTGACGATGCGGTCGGTGTGGACGTCGATGCCGGTGGTTTCGGTGTCGAACGCGTACCAGGTGCCTGTTGTCCAGCTCATGCTGCACTTCCCTCGTCGTCGAGGTAGCGCCACTCGATGCGAGTGACCTCGTCGTCGAGGGTCATCCGCTGTGCGTCGGTGAAGTACTTGCGAATGAACTCCGACGGGAAGTGCTCGGGGGTGCCTTCAGGGAACCCTTCGAGCGTCGTCTCCGCGAACCCGTAGTCAAGGTCGTCAACCATCGCGCGCAGTCGCTCTCGACGGATGTCAACGATCTGCACTTCGGTGATGCGCACGAGGGGCTCGGTCGGCTTTCTGCCCATGACCTTGCGGCACAGGGTGAGGCGGTCGCCGACCTTGGCGTGCTTCCAGCCGGCTCGTCGGGTGACGGTCTTGGTGCGGTTGCGGACCTGCTTCTCCGTGAAGGCGACGGACATGAGTCGGCTCATCACGCGGCCCCCTGCCCCTGGAGCGACTGCAGGTATCCGGCGAGCTGCTCGGCGGTCGCATTGAACGGTGCGACGTCGTAGTCGGACTTGAGGCCGCCCTCGATGTCCCACATCGACATGCCCTGCTCGCCACCGACAGCGACGATCTGCTGCCAGAGTTCCTGAGCAGACGGACCGTCGTGTTCGTCGACGATCTCGCCGTCAACGGCTCCGTCTTCGTCCGGCTCCTGCGGTGCTGCAGCCGACGCGGCGGCGATCTCACTCGGCTGCTCGAAGGACTCCGCACGCCGGGTCAGGTGCGCCTTGAGCGCGTTGTCGAGGTGGCCGCTCGCTGACGCCTGGCGCCACACATCACGCACCGCTTCGGCGTCGCCCGCCATCTCGGCGAGCGCGTAGTAGTCCGGGGTAGGTGCAGCTGCGATGGCAGGTGCGCTGCCGGTGGAAGGCAGTTCGGTCAGGCCGGCCTTGTCCGCGACGATCTCCCGCAGCTTCGCGGCACCGATCTTGAGGTCGAGGACCGGCACGACGAACCGGGACGTCTTGCCGTCCTTGACCGCACGCCGCTCGACCAGGTGCAGTTCGGCCGGCACGAGGTCGCCGACGAACTGCGCCAGCTCGGCGACGGCGGGGATCTCGGCGGCGGCGTTCCAGCCGTGGGACTCGAGCCGCCAGGCGCCGATGGCTTCGAGCTCGGGAAGCATGACGGACAGGCGGGTGGTGGGCTTGGCCTCGATGTGGGCGCGGTCGTTCTGGTCGCACGGCTCGTTGGTGAGGACGTTGACCTCGCCGTCGCAGCGGTGGATGCATCCGCCTCCGGACCAGGTCTCCATCCACTGCGACAGGCCGTTCTTGACGACGATGACGGGGATGGTGGTAGCGGTGGTGATGACCTCCCAGGAGGCGATGCCGTTGTTGTCCCAGGGCTTGGGGTCGCCTCCGTAGAGCGCGGCGAGGTCTCGGATGTAGGTCTCGGACACGCTCGTGAAGCGGAACTTGTCGAGCTTCGCGGGGCGGGTCTTGCCGGACTGGGTGGCCTGCTTCTGGCCGAGGCGGATGCGTCCGAGTTCGGCCTGGCGGCGCTGGAGGACGATGGGCTGGATGGGCATGGGTCAGGAGGCCTTCCGGGTGGTCGACGGCGCGTGGGGCGTGGCCGCGGTGGGCTTCGCGCCGTACTGGGAGTGGAGGTAGGTCGCGTTGGGCAGGGCGCCCTTGAACGCGGTGAACGCGTCGTCGAGTGACCCGCGCATGGGCATGGGGATGAGGGCGTAGGAGTCGGCGCGCAGGGCCAGGACGAACGCTTGGTGGATGCGGCCTGGCACCTCGACTTCGGTCCCGTCGTCGAGCAGTAGCGTTTCGCCGTTGGCGAGCGCCGCGAGCTGCATGCCCTGCTCGGGGTAGGCCGTCAACGCGGGCTTGGTCGCGCTGCTCTTGTAGTCGATGAGGCACAGCCGCTTGCGGGGCCAGCCGTCGAGCCGCAGGTTGAGCCACAGGTCACCAGTGCCGGCGTAGCCGACCTTGCGGTTGACGACGGTGGCCTCCGTGGCGACGACATCCTTGGTGATGTCGACGCCGTAGTCGTCAAAGAACAGGAACAGCTGGTCGACGAACGGCTCGACCTGCGCGTCGGGGATGTAGTCGATGCCCAGGACGCGGTTCTCGGCGGTTTTGTGGACGAGGGTGCCGAGGTCGGCTGCCTCGTCGCGAGCGTCGCGGTAGCCGCGCTTCAGCTGCTTGATGAGGCAGGGGCGGCAGGTGCGGCACTCGTCGGCGACGCGCTTGGGCTTGCACGGCGGGGTCATGGCGGCGGCGATGATGCGGGGCATCATCTGGACTGCCATCTCGACGGTGATCTTCACTGCCCACGGCATGAGCTGGTGCTGCTTGGCGACGGACATGTCGAGGACGTTGGTGATGGACGGCCAGGTTTCGGCTGTCTGCGGGTGGACGTACCAGCGGCCCTTGCCGGGGACGTCCTGAGCGTGGGTGGGGTTTGTCATCACACGCCTCCTGCGAGCTCGAGTGCACGCTCGTTGACGCATGCCTGGCAGTTGTCGACGCACCCGTCGTGGTGGTCGCCGACGTCGACGCAGGTGGTGGCGTCGCGGGTGTGGTCGGGGCAGATGTAGTCCCCGCACACCTCGCAGACGTTCAGGTTGGGGCAGCTGGTGTTGGGGCAGCCGGCCTCGATGGCGACGGCTTCGGTGTGGTCGATCTGGGTGTTGGTGATGTACGCCTCGGGCGGGTCGATGAGGGGCATGTCGTAGCGCTTCATCGGGGATCACCATCGTTCGCGACGTTGATGGCCGTGTCGGCGTGCTTGTCGAAGCCGTTGATGGTGACGCGCTCCGCCCAGCGGGCGACGATCACGAGGATCGGCAGGCCGAGCAGCAGGTTCAGCGCGAGCAGGGTGTAGGTCATCACGCGACCGCCTTGCCGGATGCCGTCGTGAACAGCCCGAGGTAGGCGTCCTGCGCGACGGCGAATCCGTCGAGTGACGCCCGGAGGTGCGGGGGGATGTCGAGGCCGGCCTGGACGAGGTGGGCGAGCTGGATCGCGACGGTGACGGCGTGGGTGCGCATCACGAGCGCCTTGTGGTCGAGGTCGTCGAGGAACTCGGCGCTGGGCAGGTTGGGGGTGTCGCTGGTGGGGTCGGGCTGGTTCATGGGATCCTGGCTTTCTGACTTGGGGTCGACCTCTGTGCTTGTCCGGCTGGGGGTCGGCCCCGGTTTGTTGTGGACGGTGGTGAGCGGATGGTCAGGACGCGTTGGCGCGCTGGCGTCGCTTCTGATCGGCCGTCAGGAACTTCGACTGCTCCTCGGTCTCGGCAGGGGTGTTCGTGGCCCGCATGTAGCGGTCGAGGTCGGCGCGGAGGATCCACCAGGAGCGGCCGTGCTTGGCTGCGGGCAGGACACCGTCGCGGCATCGCTTGCGGATCGTGAACGCGGACTCGCGGGCGATCTGGGCTGCCTCGTCGACGGTGAGACGCTGGGGTCGGTCGGCGGTCATACCGACACCTGCGCGTCGTTCTCGAAGTCGGGGATCTTGATGGCGATCTGCTCGACCTCGAGCACGTCGGCGGCTCGCGCGAGGAGCTTGTCGGTCAGCGGCTTACGGCCTGCCTCGATGTTCGAGAGGTAGGAGTAGGAGATGCCGAGTGCCTGGGAGAACTGGTTGACGTCGTAGCCGCGTCGGGTGCGGTGCGTGCGGAGTGTTGCGCCGACGCGCTGCCGCTCGCGCTGTTCGCGGTCGGGGATGGGTGCTGGGGCCATGCATGAAGACTAAGGAACATCAGGGAACATTGTCAATGGGGAAACGGGAACTTGTCGGTACGACGACGTTGTCGCAGGTCAGAGCATGTGACAAGTGTGTAGTTATTCCCTTGTATTCCCGTCATTTCTGCCCTGCTGTTCAGGTTCGCGACGTTGATGTTTCCTGGTGTTCCCGAACACTGTTGGACCATGAGGAACAGGAAGGCAGTCGATGCCGAACAACGAAGGGCGCACCAGGGCGCGCCTCGCCGTGGCCGCCGAGTTGGCGCACCGCGAGTGGAGCACCAGTCGCCTAGCGCGCGAGTCCGGGGCAGATCCGGGAACGATTGGGGACTTCCTCGGCGGCAAGCGTTGGATCAAAATCCCCACCCAGGGCAAGGTCGAGCGCGCACTCGGATGGCGCGCGGGCACCATCGCAGCCATCGAATCGGGCCAGGAGCCGCCCCAGATCGGAGACTCTGTCGGTGGCGACACCGAAGATCCTGGTATCGCAACGATCAAGGCGAGGAAACCAGCGAACATGAGCGACGAAGACTTCAAGCGGCTGCTGAACGAGTACGAAGAAGAGATCGAGTGGAAGCTCAACCGCGCATCGCGGGAGCACTAGTGACCACCTGGTGGGATCCCTACGCCTACGCCGGCGAACGGCACCCCGACTGGGTCATCCGCTTCGACTACCTCCGCGGGATCCCCGAAGTGATGTGCTGGCGGCGCAAGGTCATCCTCATCGACCCCGACTACAACGCCGAGTACTCCGGCAAGCACGGGCGCCGATCCTGCGTCGCGCATGCACTCGGCCACATCGAGCTCATGCACCAGGGCTCAGTCCTAGACCGCAAGGAGGAGCTGGCCGCCTGCAAGTGGGCGGCCGGCATGCTCATCGGCGTCGAGCAGCTCGCAGACGCCGCGACGTGGCGAGGGTGGCAGGTTGGGGAAGACTTGGCACACGATCTGCGCGTCGACCTCGACACCCTCATCACCCGAATCGGGATGGCACGCTGCCATCCAGCAGAGAAGTCCTATCTAGAGGCGCGCAGAGCGCAGATGGAGCACGTGGCATGAAGCGGACCCTGACCCTGGTCGCCGTGGCCGTCCTGACGGTGACCGGCTGCAGCGGCGGCAGCAACGACGACACCGCAAGCGACAACCCATCTCCGTCAGCCGAGGCGAGTGAAACGACAGACCCGTTCGCCCCCAACCTCGACGACCGCGCGCTCAGGGTCGGCCAGTCCCGTGTCGGGCAGGACGTCACCACCACCCTCGCTGAGGTCAAAAACCCCTACCCGCCCGCCGAGTACCGCGTGCCACAGGACGGCAACCAGTTCGTCGGTCTCCGCCTCGAGCAGTGCGTCAAGAGGGACGTCGAGGGACAGCCCGAGTCGACGTTCAACGGCGACTGGGCGGCCATCACCCCATCCGGCGACGAGTACACCGGCAACGGTTCCTCCTGGAACGACTGGCCCTCACCGAAGTTCCCCGAGCTCGTCGGCATGATCCCCGGCCGCTGCGTCAAGGGCTGGCTGCAGCTCGAGGTGCCCAAGGGCACCCAGATCGACCGGCTCATCTACCGACCGGGCGGCACCCCCGTCGCGGAGTGGGTCCTCGCCAACTCCTGATCCTGTCGGCACCCACGCCTACCGTTGAACCCATGAACGCACCCGCCACCATCAGTGACACCGACCGGGCCATGCTCGACCTCGAGCGTCAGTGGTGGCAGTATGCCGGCGCTAAAGAGGCCCGCATCCGCGAGACGTTCGACATGTCTGCCACGCGCTACTACCAGCAGCTCAACAAGCTCATCGACCGTGACGACATTCTCGCGTTCGACCCGTTGCTCGTGCGGCGGCTGCGCCGCCTGCGCTCCCAGCGGCAGCGCAGCCGGTCGGCGCGGCGGCTCGGCATCGTCGACTAGCTGACCACCGACAGGCTGGGGCGCGTCCGCCGGTTCCAGATCGTGCTCATCGCCTCGACCGCCTTGTCCTGCGCGCCCGGCAGGAGGTGGGAGTAGAGATCCATCGTCGTCGTGATCGACTCGTGCCCTAGGCGCTCCTGGACCACCTTCATGTCGACGCCAGCGCCGATCAACCACGACGCGTGCGTGTGTCGCAGGTCGTGGATCCGGGGTCGCGGATCGAGCAGCCCTGCGCGAGTGCACGCTGGCACCCACACGTCCTCCCAGATGACCTTGTGGTTCAGTTGGCCGCCGCGGGCCGCGCGCACGAGCAGGTCGTCGCCGTGACGGTTGTGGGCCATCTCCTCAAAGATCGCGCAGAGGTCGTCGTCCAGGCCGATGGTCCGCCGGGACTTGCGGGTCTTGACGGGTCCGATGACGCGTCCCTTGCCCTTGCCGGCGTACTTCGCTGCGCGTGTGATGCGCAGGGTCTTGCGGTTGGGGTCGAATGCTCTGACCTGGACGGCCTCGATCTCGCCCCATCGGATCCCGGTGCCGACCAGGACTTGGAGGATCGGGCGGTGGTGGAGTGTGGCTGCGTCGTGCAGGGTCCAGAACTCGTCCTCGGTGAGGAATCGCTTCTCGGTGTCGTCGTGCTCGGTGCGTCGGGGGAGACGGATCTGCGCGCAGGGTGAGGCGTCGATGAGTCGGTCTTGGACTGCGGTGGCCATCATCGCGGAGAGCAGGCCGTGCTGGTTGGCGATGGTCTTGTCCGAGTAGCCGTTGCCTTCTCGTCCGCCCGTGCGGGTGAGGCGTGCGAGAGCGGTGGCGACGGTCTCCCGGTCGATCTGGTCGAGCCGCAGGCTGCCGAGGATGGGCGAGAAGGAGTGGGCGTAGCTGGATCGGTAGCCCGCCTTGGTGCCGTCGGAGGCTCCGGTGAGCGATTCGATGTACCGGTCGGCCCACGCGTCGAGGGTGGGGAGACGGTTGGGCTCTGCGGCAGTGGTTTGTTGTTCGCCCTCGAGGAGTTTGAGGGCGCGGTCGGCGCCGAGGGTGTCGACCCACGTGCAGAAGGTTTGGGCGCCGTCGGGGTCGTAGAAGGTGCGCGAGAGCATGCGGCCGTTGACGCGAAATCGGACGCGCCAGGTGGTCTCCCCGGTGCTTGAGGTGCGCTGTTGGGGGGTCGGCATGACGTCCACGATAGGGGTGGGGTCGGACCTTTGTGCGATTTTTGTGTGACCGTGGGTGTGACCACGGGTTTGCGGCCTGTCGGCGTTTGGTCGTTCTGCGCTGCGCTGGCAGCGTTCCTGCTTGGTACCCCCTACGGGATTCGAACCCGATTCCTAGCCCTTGACAGGACGGGCCAAAGGGGACGGATTGCTGCAATCACGGCGTTTCGATGTTGCGTGATGTTGCTGTGCGAGCGGGTCTGAACAGGGCGTCTGTGACCACCGGTCACGCCTCTGCTGGCCGCACGTCCCGCTCGCTGACCCACACGTGGCTCATGGTGACCCTGCGGTCGCCGACGTGGACGTACAGGCACCCGTTCGCTCGGCGGTGGACTGTGCCGGGGAGGATGTCCCAGCCGTCGCGTGCGAAACGCAGGCGGACGCAGACTGGGTAGCGCTGGTCGATAGGCAGGTCGGGGATGCTGCGGGCGTGGGGGCCGTTCTCGTCGCGCTCAGGCCATTCGGAGTTGAGCACGGTCTGCCAGTAGTTCGAGGGCATGGCGTTACCCGTGTTCGTGTGATGCGGGATGCCGGCCATCAGAGCCGCCGCACAGCGATGAGTCGCCAGCCGTCAGGGAGCTGTTGCTCGAGCCGGGTGTAGGCGGTGTCGTAGTCGTCGGCCTCGGCGGTGAGCTCGTCGAGTGGCATGTCGGTGTCGCTGGTCGCGCCTGGTGCTGGGGTCTGCTGGATGACGCCGTGGAGGATCACCCGTCGAGGGTAGGTGGCGGGTCGGACGTTCTACGCCCTCGCGGGTCATATGGCACCGAGAGTGGCCGATGTCTTACGGGGTGGCGTGCGCGTTCATAACCTGCTCACAACGCAGAGAACGCCCCCGCCCAGCCGGGATGGCTGAACGGGGGCTTGCGTGGGAAAACGCCACGCCTGCTGTTGCGGTGCGCAACGATGGGGCGATGAAGGCATATAGGCGATGGATGCGGCGCAGGCGCTGCCGTCGGAAGTACGGCGTTGGCGCATGCCCGCACGCCGAGAGGCACTGATTGCTGCCGAACGAGACCTAGAAGCGCTGCTCGCTTGTAGCCTTCTGCGGTGACGCGCGCTCTATCGACGATCAGCCGAGGCTATGGCCAGACGGCCGAGTCGCTGTCGATCTACCGGATCCTGTTCGCGCTGTGGGGTCTGGTGATCCTCGGTCCGACACGCATGGGTGTCGGACAGGCGTCGGCTGAGCTAGGCGGCCTGCCCGACGGCCTCTACCACCCGCCACTCGGGCCCGCGATGATCCTGTCGGGGTGGCCCCCCGCCGAGGTGATCCTCGGCCTCGAGATCCTGCTCGCTGCGCTGCTCGTGGCTCTGCTGATCGGCTGGCGTGTCCGCCTGGTGTCGATCCTGCTGGCCCTCGTCGGGCTCGTGCTGAGCTGCCTGCTGTTCAGCGAGGGCAAGGTCGACCACACGATCCTGTGGGTCGTCGTCGTGCCTCTGGTGATGGCGTGGTCGTCGTGGGGGGATCGGTGGTCGGTCGACGCACATCCCGATTGCGACGGCGTCAGCGTTGTGCCGGTGGAGGTCGTCGCGATGAGCCTCGGGGTGATGTTCGCTGCGGCTGGCATCATCAAGGCGCTAACTGGTTGGTTGGACCCGGGCACGTCGTCGACGCTGGGCTGGGCCTTCGCGCAGGACGTTCAAGCCGGCGTCCCGATCACCGTTCCCGCTGGTTTCGACATGATCCCGACCGCAGTGTGGGCGGTAGCGGACTACGTCACCGTGCTGTTCGAGCTCGGCTTCTTCGTGGCGGCGCTGCGCCGCAGTTGGCTCGTGCCCTACCTGGGCGTCGCCGTGATCTTCCACTTCGCCGCGGGCATGTCCGGCTTCCCGGCCTTCTTGGACATCGGCATCGTGTACCTGCTGTTCGTCCGTTACGACGGGCTCGCAGCCCGGTGGTCGTCCAGTCTGCTGAAGGTCGAACGGTTCATGCGCGATCACCGCATCTTCGTGATGACGGCAGCTGCGACCGTCACGGTCGTGTACGTCGCGTCGTCGATCATGCTCGACGGTCCGATGACCGTCGCACGCATGCTGGCGCTGCTGGGTCTGCCCCTGGTGTACGCCTGGCCAGCTGCGCTGATGGTCGCGCTGGTCCTGTGGTGGCGGTCGCGCCGGCGGCGGGAGACTCGACCTGGCGAGAGGATGCCGGCACGATTCGCGCTGGCAGGCCTGGTGCTGCTGGTCGTCCAGGCGGTCACGACTGTCTTCGTGAGCGAGCCGTACCCGTCGCTCGCGGGCCCGCTGTTCATGGGCAACTTCGACAACGGCCGCACGATCAACATCGTGCGGCAGGAGTTCGCCGTCGACGGCAAGCCGATCGAGCGCACCGACCTGTTCGACATGCCTGCGGGAGCCGCCACGCAGATAGGCAGCGCCCGGTTCCCGGCGCCGTACCTCGCCGCCGACGGCGAGATCATCGACGACCCGTCGCTGCTGCAGGTCCTCGCCGGCCAGTACCACCAGTTCAGCGCCCGCCACCTCGGGAAAGCTGCTGTGACGCTCTCAGCGGACGAGCGACGGTGGTTCCGACGTAACGCGGAGACGGCAGGTGCGGACTGCTCGGTTGGCTGCACCCTCGAGGTCTCTTGGCGCCGCGTCACAATCGACCGTGCGACCGGGACCGTGGTCCGTGATCGCGTCGTGCACTCGCAGTCATTCGATCTACGCCCCTGATTCAAGCCCGGTCAGACGACCAGCCAGAGCACACCGTCACAGATCAGCCGAAGCGTGGACCCGGGCGTCACGGTGACGTTGTCGATTTGCGCTGTCGTGTAGAGCTTGTCCGTCCCGGCGCACTGGACGGTCAGATCGCCGGACCCGCGGTTCTTGATGAGGAACTCGACGCCTTCGTGTCCGGCGACGGCGGGGAGAGTCCAAGTAGCGGTGGAGCCGGACGCGACGGCCAGCGCCATCTCGCGGGTCAGGGTGTACGTCGCTCCAGCCTGGACCGTCACGCGCTTCGTGACCGTCGGGGACAGGAACAGGACGTCCCAGGAGGAGCCGGCGGGAACCAGCACGGCGGTCTGTCCGGGCTGAATGGTGAGCGTCGACGGCGTGAGCGCACCGTAGAAGAAGGTGCCGCCGGAAAGGACGAGCTTGCGAGCGGTGTCCCGGACCTTGATCACGTAGAGCTGCCCGTCGGGGCGGCCCTGCGCTGGTGCGGCGAGGGTCCACGCGCCGTCGTTGCTGGTGGCGGCGTAGACCCAGGTGCCCGACTGCGTGACGTGCGCGTCGGCGTCGATCACCTGGAACGCGGGGAACGCGGCGCGGGTCGAGGCGGGCGGCTTGTTGCCCAGCGTGTGGCGGATGGCCTCGGCGATGACAGGCTTGACAACGGCTTTAAGGAGCGCGTTGCCAGCGGCGTTGGGGTGGATGCCGTCCGACTGCGACTCGCTCGTCATTTGGGTCTGTCCGCCGGTGACGGTGCCGGAGACGGCGGCCGCGGTGTCGGCGATCAGGATGCCCTTGCGGGCCAACTGCTCCGTGTTGTAGTCGCGTCGGATTGAGTCGCTGGCGCCCCAGTTGTTGACGGCGGTGTTCACGGGAAGCATCGTCCAGAGCACGACGGGGACGCCTGCGCGGCGGGCTGCGGCTTCGAGGCGGGCCCGCTTGGAGCGCCATGTTGCGAGGTGCGCGGCGGTGATCGTCGAGTTGCCGGGGTCGTTGGGTGAGCCGACGGGCATGACGAGGATGTCGGGTCGGACGACGTCGGACTCGAGCGCGTCGATGGCCCGCTCGGCGAAGGTGTTCATGGCCTGCCCGGACCAGCCGATGTTGGCGTACTCGACGGCCAGGTCGGTGGCGGTCAGTTCCTCGACGGCAGGAAGGATGAAGCCTTCGCCCAGGTAGGTGGAGCGTCCGTCGGTGATCGAGTCTCCGACGCCCATGACGGTGACGACCTTGCCGCGGGCGAGGTACTGGATGCCGACGATGGGCGACTGGGAGACGTTCGTCGTGGAGGTGAAGTTGGAGGGAGTGTTGACGGCCTCGACCTGCTGGCGGCGGGCGATCCACTTCCGACCGTCCGAGCGCGTGGCCCAGTTGGTGAAGTCGTCCGTGCCGTTGCCGTAGACGGGGATCCCGCTGCCCGCTGCGAAAACGGCGCGGATGGTGACGAGTGGCTTGGCGCCAGGGGTGTCGGTGCGGGGCACGGAGGCGACGGGGATCCAGTCGGTGGTCGTGTACGCAACGCGCTCGGCGGCGGCGGGGGCTCCTGCAAGGTAAATGCGGGTCTGGCCGCCCTTCGTGCCAGAGGTCCAGGATCCAGCGGAGTTGTTCGCATCGGCGACGGTGGCCGGTGCGGATGCTGCGACGAGGCGGGCCGCGCGAGAGAACGCCGGGTCGGTGTTCGCGAAGATCGGGCGGACGGCGTCGAAGTCCGTCTGCAGCTCCGCCGTCACCTGCTCGGTTCCGAGCCCCGCAAGCGTGAGCGTGCCCATGCGGCCACCGAAGATGCGCGTGGCGATGTTGCCACGCTCGTGGGCGGCGTACTTCTTGCGCGCGTCGGTCTGTGCTGCGCTGAGCGTCACTGCATCCATGTCAGGCCACCGTCGATCCGGTCAGTCGCCCGGAGGCGTCGTAGGTGTAGGTCTTCGTTTTGCCGAGGCGAGTTTCCGTGGCGATTGACCCATCAGCGTTCCAGGTGTAGGTCGTGGCGATGCCGCCCTCGGTTGACGTCGCGATGGTGCCGTCGGCGTTGTAGGTGAAACCGTCAGGAAGAAGTCGCACCCTCTGGGCGGATACCGCATCCGCTACTGTGCCGCCGCCCTCGATATCGGACACGATCAGAGACTTCGTCGCAGCACCCGACAAAGAACCCGCAGTGGACAGGTAGCCAGCCACGCCAGCGTCCGTGCCCCCAGGTGCGACAGGGAGCGCGCCGAGGTCGTTCTCGGTGCCGTCGGTGTGGATCGACCACAGGTGGCCCGACCGGACATCGAGGCTGGCGATCGTGTTGTTGACCGCCTGCAGGAGGGTCAGCAGCGCGGCAGTGTTCTTCCCGCCCCACTGATCGAGGCCGGGGATGATCTCCGGCAGGTCCAGTTCCAGCGGCGGCATCAGATCTCCTTGGCGAGAGTGGCCCGCTCGCGCGTGCCAGAAGGGATGAGATCGAGTCGGTCACACAACCGCTCGCAGACGGCGTCACACGCAGCAGAACCGAGACCGAGCCAGTCGCCCACGAGGTCGACCAGCCCGATCGCGGCGGACAGAAGCTCCCGGCGCACGATTCAGTCCCCGAGCCTGTGCTGGCCGGGCTTGTCGAGCAGGTCGTCGTCCGGGTTCTCCTCGACGACAGGCGCCTCGGGATGCAGGTCGACGTCGCCGGGCAGTAGGCCAGGGTCGGCAGGCACGAGCGCTGTGGGCGTGACCTTCGCGCGGGCGCTCAGGGTCAGTGCGGCGGGGATGATGACACCCGCCAGCGTGAGGACCATGTTGGCCCAGCCAGGCAGTTCGCCGGTGCCGATGCCGCCGAGCGCGAGCGCGGCGAAGATTGCCGACACGAAGGTGCGGACGGCGACCGGCTCGTAGCCGGCTGCGGCCCGACGGATGAAGTTGATGAGGTGTCGCATGGTCATGCCTTCCGGAGTCGTCGATCGGGGATCCAGCCGCCCTGGCTGCCCTTGCGCCACAGGTCGCCTGCCTTGGAGCGGCGGGAGTCGACCATGACGACGCGGGTGCCGTGGGCGAGTGCGCGGGCTGCGCCGGTGCGGGTCTTCTGGGCGGGGTACTCGTGTCCAGGTCCGGTGCGCACGACGACCGTCTGGCGCAGGAAGTCACCCGGGTCGCGGGCCACGAACACGGTGTACGCGACGCGCTTCGGCTTCGGCGGCTTCTGCCGGTTGCGGGCCCAGCGGATGCCGGCGGTCCATGTGCGCAGTGCGCGCGGTTCTGGCCCGTCGTCGCCACCACCCTGGCCGAGGTAGCCGAGCCCGTTGAACCCGTTGCGCAGCGCCGTCACCTGGTAGCGCGCTGGACTGTTGTGCGGGCAGCCGTTCAGGACGAGGTGGCAGTGCGGGTCGAATCCCTGCGCCTTCGTGCGCGCCCACGCTGCGGCGCCCATCTCGCGGGCCACCTTGATCGTGCGGGAGTCGCGCTGCCAGACGTCCGCCGCGCCACCTTGACTGTGGGTGCCGCCGGACGCGGACGCGCCGCCAGTCAGCTGTGCGATGTCGATGGACTGCTTGATGACCCCGAGGCGCTTCAGCTCGGCCTCGAAGACTGGCAGCCAGGCGCGCAGGCAGTCGCAGGCGACGCGGCCACGGAACAGTCCGTAGCCGCGCGTCTGGGCAGTGGGCATGACCATGAGTGCCTCCTGGGCAGGTTGAAGTGCCCGCCGAGGCGGGTTCAGGTGGGCGGTTGGTTACGGCGTCTCGGTCGGCGTCGGGACCGGCTCGAGCTCGCCGCACGTGACGGTCTCGGTCGTGCCGTCGGAGTAGGTGAACGTGAACGTGATGGGCGTCAGACCGCCGGTGCAGACGATCGACGCGATGCCGCGGCCCGGCGAACCGTCACGGCCCGGGCTTCCGTCCTGGCCCGCAGGCCCGGGTTCGCCCGCTGGACCCTGCGGTCCCGGGACGGTCGAGTCGGCGCCTGCAGCGCCGGTGGCTCCCGCAACTCCCGCGGCTCCGTCTTCGCCGTCCTGGCCGTCTCCGCCGGGAAGCCCACGCAACCCGCGAGGACCAGCCGGGCCCGGAATCGGGACGTAGCGCGTCTGCAGCGGCGCGGCCACAGTCGGGGCCTTTGGCTCGACCGGCGCGTCCTTGATCGTCTCGCGCGTCCGGTCAGCCTGAGCGCACGCGTTTGCCGCGCGCAGTTCCTTCGCCGCGTCGCCGCCAGCGCGGCACGCTTCCTGCACCCGCGCGGCCAGGTCATCACCCTCGGTCGCGACGACCTCGCCGCCAGCGACGGCGGCTGCGGTCTTCTCACGCTGATCCAGGAACTGGATGCCCGAGTACACGCCCAGCGCGGTGACCAGCGCCAACAGAATGCCGACCGCCACCCACAGCTTCGGTTCAGTCCTCTTCATCGGGATCGCCCCCCAGCGACTTGACCTTCTTCCGCAGCCGAGTGACCACGGCCTCGAGAGCGACGATCCGGGCCCGGTCCTCGCTCTTGACGATCGACACCCACACGCCAGCGAGCACGCCAGCCAGGCCGAGCACGCCCGTAATCCCGGTGCTGACAACGAGCGCGATTCCCGGATCCACTACGCCCCCTCATGCCGACGACCTCCGAGCTGCAACAGCACCAGCGCGACGATGATGGTGAGCGCCGAGACGCCACCGAAGTAGGTAAGCGCGTTCACCGGGACGCTGTACGCCGCGGCCTTGATCTGCCCAGCCGTCAAGTACGCGAGCGCGGCGAGAAACCCGACAGCGAGCAGATTCGCTGGACGACTGCGGGCCTGCCACATGCGGCCCACGTTCCAGCAGTAGAGCAGGAACGCCACCAGGAACAGCACCAGCATCCCGAGCCGCTGCCACTCGAACATCTCGAAGAACCCGGTCATGGGGTGACCCCGAGCTTCTTGAGCGCGGCCGTGACCTTGTCCAGCCGCAGCCCCAGGGCCGTGTTCGCGTCCTTCAACGCCGCGATCTCCTGCGACTGCGCCTCGACCTTCGCCTGCAGCGCGACCGTCTTCTGCCGCTCGACCTCAGCGCGCTTCTCCTGCAGCTGGATCGTCGACACGACGCCCGCCACCATGCGGTCGTAGTTCAACGAGTCCGGCCGCCCCTGAGCGTCGTACAGGACGAACTCGGGCGAGACCTCCGCGACCTCCTCGGCGATGAACCCGATGTGCGTCTTCGCGTTGTCGCCGATCGCCTTAACTTCGGAGATGTCGCGCCACACCTTCGGCTTCCACGACAGCGCGGCGGAGGCGTTGATCGGGGCGTCCTTGATGTCCTGCTTGTAGCGACGCGACGACGTGATGTACGCCAGGGACCACTTCCCGCCGACCGTGCCCAGGTGCAGGTTCGCGCCGGCCGAGGTGGTCGGGAGGCCGTAGATCGGCATCTCCTCGGCCGTGGTGTTGAGAACCACGCTCGCGCCGCGCACCGTGTTCGACCCGACCGAGGAGGAGTCGATCTGCGAGCCGGCCAGGTAGACGCTGCCGTCGGCGTCCAGCAGGTAGCCGCCGTCGGTGTAGACCCATACCATGCCGGTCTGGTCGTCCGTCTTGCCGCGCATCGTGAACGACGTCTCGAGGCCGCTGCCGGTCTCGTGCGGCGGGAACAGGCGCATGTAGTTTCGGCCGGCGCCCTGGTCGACCATGACCTGGCCTGCGATGGACTTGTCACCTTCGCTGCCGCCCAAGTCCCAGAAGTAGATCCGACCGCGGTCGACCATGACCTTGCCGTCAACGTCCGGGTTGAAGAACTCGCCAGCGCCGCGCGCGAAACGTGTCAGCAGTCGGCCAGCCTCGTCGAGCATTGTGATGGCGCCAGAATCCTTGAGCGTGATCCCACGCTGGCCGACAGTCGCGTTCTCGAACGTGCCGGCCGATGAGCGGATCTGGTCGATCTGCTGCTGCATCCCGACGAGCACCCTCTGGATGATCTCCAGTTGGCTGCCCGGTGACATCGACGGCAGTGTCGTCACGCGTCCTCCTCCGGATCCCACATGACCGGGGTGGCCTCAGTGATGAGGTGCCCTTCCACGGTCGCCCGCCAGCCGATGACCCTCGCCGTCCCATACCAGGACGCCGGGTCATCCTCAGTCGGATCGAGCGACATCTGCACCCGATCGCCGACGTCGAACCCGGACACAATCCGCGGCGCCCACTCGTCGGTCTGCGACAACGACAGCTCCCACGTCCCGGTCCCGTTGCGGTAGCGCGACGCGGCAGCAGCAGCGATCCGGTCCAGGCCCGCCTCGTCGTCAATTGACGGCGCCGGCACCCGAAGCTGCCATGGCGGCACACCCGCATCGATCGCAGCCTGGTCGATGACCGGCTTCGACATGGGCCGCGAGTCCCCGACGCCGTCACCGGTCGCCGTGACTCGGATACCGATCTTCGACCACGAACGGTTCCGCACACGCTGCGTGAGGTGCCGGTTGCGAAATACGGTGTCGGTCATGTCGCGGCCGACCTTCGGGCCGATCTCAAGCGTCTTGATGAACCGCCGATGCGTCTGGTCGGCCCAGCGCACCCTCGTCACCCACTCCACGCCCTGCTCTTGCGACGCGAGGTCGGACAGTGCGGAAGCGACGGTCCGGTCCTCATAACGCGAGTAGGTGTGGTCGCCGCCCTTACCGGTCTGGGTGACTGACAGTTCAAAGCCGCATCCGGTGATGACCTCGGCGAGCAGCCAAGCGGCCACGTCCGCCTCGTCGTCGGTCTCGGTGAAAGTCCGCTCGGTCTCGTCGCCGTAGTAGGTACCGTCGACGCAGTAGAACCGCTCCGGGACGGCCTCAAGTGAGACGAGGGTGAGAGCGGTGGTCGGGTCGCCGATGTTGGCGCCTGCCTCGACCATGAATCCGCCAAGTGGCGTGTCGCCGTCGACCGGGACGATCAGCGACCTGTCGGGGTTGATGACCTCGTCCCAACCGGGCGGCACTGTCCGGTCCTTGACGTCAAGCTCAACGCTGATGGAAGACCGCACACCGACCGTGCGCTGCAGGCTGGACGTGCGGAGCGGCACCTTGTCGACGAAGTCGCCCGTCACGAAGTCGGCGACGTACCAGGTCAGCATCAGAGCGAGCCGACCCGTCGCACTTCCCACCGGTTCGTCTCGGTGCTGGAGGCGATGGTCTGCGTTGACCCGGACACCTGGCGCAGCATGATCTGCAGGCTGTCGCCTGCGTTCAGCGGCATGTGGCCGGTGAAGTTGATGTGCCCGACGCCGCCGGAGTGCTTGTCCGAGCGGTCGTAGTCGAACGTCGTCTCGCCGTTCAGGGCGACGCCGATCGTCCAGATGATGTTCGAGGCCAGCCGCGGGACGATGAACCGGACGTCCACGTAGTAGAGGCCGTCCTGAGTGACGGTCAGCGTGCCGCCGGACAGGGTGATGCCCGATGCGTTGCCGCCGTCGCCGTTGCGGGGATTGAGGGCCGACGTGATCTTGAGGTTCGTGGCCGTGGCGATGCTGATGTCAGCACTGCTGTCGGACGACGGGCCGCGGCTGAGCAGGCGACGCGCGTTCGGGACGCCGCCGGGCAGGAAGATGCTCTCGTTGTAGACCTCGAGTTGCTTGCTGGTCGTGTTGTAGAGCGTGAATCCGGCGTACAGCGCGCCGGCGGCAGCGAGCGCGTCACGTCGGGTCGTCGACATCGGGACGACGCCACCCGCAGACGCCGTGCGGTCCGTCGTCGGCGCGACGGTGATCGCCGTGCCCGACGCGGGGACCGTGAGCGTCGCCAGGCGCAGGTAGACCGCATTCTCGTCGGGCGGCGTGGGATCGGACGGGCTGCTGCCAGCCGACCCGGCCCACCGCTCGAGCTTGATGTCCTTCTGCGTCCCAAGCCCGGAGTCCGTGTCGTAGAGACGGGCCACGACCCAGTCGATGCGCGACTGCCCCGACCCGGGGCGGGAGATCTCGCCCGCGACCGTCACCGATTGCGGGATCTCAAACGTCCACACGCCAGCATCGGAGCCCGCATCGACGATGACGCCGCCGCCAGCAGTCACCGAGACCTGCTCAGGAGTGCCCGCGATCGACACGACCAGCCCGGCCCCGTTGACCCGCTTTCCCGGCAAGCCAGAGAACGGACCGGTGCCGCCCGGGGCGACCATCACCGAGTCCAGACGTCGCTCTTGCGCCCCGTCGTACTGGACGCCATTCCACCGACGTGCGTAACCGTCAGACACCATCTCGACTACTCCTCACGATCACACCCACGTCGGGCACCACTCAGCAGTCACCAGCGCGCCGGCACCGACCGACGAACCTCCGAACTTCACCTGCGACCCACCCGGCGCGATGTCGAACCAGCGGCCATAGGTGTTCGACGTGCGCGTGGCGTAGATGTCGCCCTGCGCCCACGCGCGCTCCGTCTCGCTGTCGAGCTCGATGTACTCCCCGGCGGCGAGACTCAGGGTCGTGCGCAGCGTCCGACCGGTTGCCACGTCGATCAGGTACGGGTCGACGATCGGGCCCTGGATGCGCCACTTCACCGACGCCGGCTCGAGCCCCTCGTTGTCGAGCTCGAGCAGACCGGACGAGACCTGCGCATCCCACGCCGCAGGCCACTGCGCCGGCCACGACAGGCCGCCGACGGACGCCGCGGGGCCGGTCGACGCCGCCTGCAGGTCGCCCCGGATCAGCGGGTCGTCAGCGACCAGCACCAGTGACGCGGTTGCTGTGTTCGGGGAGGTCTCGCTCCACTCGAGGCTGCCGCGGCGACGGAAGTCAGCCCAGCGGCGGCCGAAATGCGGCTCGTCGACGACCACGCGCACCGGGTCGATCCCGCACACCGCGGCGAGGCGGTGGCGCGCGAGATGCAGTTCGGTGTGCTCGCCGAAGACCTGCAGGCTGATCTGCCACTCACGCGACTCGTAGTAGCGGGTCGCGTTCCATGCGCCGTGTGCCCGGACACGTGGTCCACTGACCTCGCGCGGTGGGGGAGAGTTGCCGAACGGGTCGGAGCCGCGCTGCAGAGACCAGCGGATCCCGCGGACGTCGGTCTGACCGAGGACGATCCCGTCGCCCAGATCGGCGGTCGCCTCAAGGGGGCCGCCGGCGCCGATCCCGTACAGGCCGATGCCGTAGTGCCCGAGACCGTAGGCCGTCATAGGAGCACCTTCACCATCTGCTGACCTGCGTCCAAGTGGTGCTGCACGAGGCGTGCAACTTCCTTCTTGAGTGCGCTCTCGTCGAACTTCATCGTGACCGTCTGCTCGAGCTTCGTGACCTGCTGACGCTGCGCAGCCGACAGATTCCCCGACCAGCCCCGGGCGGCCATCCACGCCGGGTCAGTCGTCAACTGGCCGTAGGCGCCAGCTACTCCCTGCAGGGTCGCGACCTGGGCGTTGACGCGCCGCAGCGCGTTCGCGTCGGACAGGTAGTGCCGGGCCAGCTTGATCGCCGACTTCGACGGGCCTGCCGCCTGCAGCTGCTGCAGCAGCCATGGGGCCGCGCCACGCTTCTTCAACTGGAACAGCAGGCTGGTCAGTGTCGCCATGTCCGCGATCGACCGGTCCAACGCCCGCTCCACCTGCTCGGGCGTGGACAGTCCCTCGATCGACGTGTTGCTGCTGATGAACGACTCGGTCGCCTGGCGGCGGTCCTCGCGCAGCTGGCGGCGCTGCTCGGCGCGGTTGTCGCGGTACTCGTTGTACTCGTCCGGGCTCATGCCACGGCGACGGGCATCCCGCGACGCGCGCAGCGTGCCCGCGTACTCGCGGCGGGTCTCGATCAGATCCTGCCGCGCCTCAACCCGGTCCAGGCCACGCAGCACGTACCGCGTCGGGCGGGTGTCCTTGCCCTTCGGCTTCTTGCCGTACTTCTCCCGCTCGTTCAACGACCGCTGCAGGTCCCGCATGCGGATCCGCAGCCGGGTCAGCTCGAGCGAGGAGACCGCGTCGACCTGTCCACCCGACGCGAACCCGGGGACGTCGCCTAGCAGGTCCGACAGGTTCAGACCAGCGTTGATCGCAGCCAGCCACTGGTCGTTCTCGCGCGAGGACCGCTCGTTGATGATCCACTCACCGGAACGCACCATGAGCGTCTTCCCGGCAGGGCCACGAGCGATGACGTTGTCCAGCATCGGGTTCGACGGGGGCCGCCCGGGAACCACGCCACCGGATGCGTACCCGGCCGGCACCCGGCCGCCCATCCACCGGCCAGCCGGGTCGGTGAGCATGTCGGCGAGCGAGTTCGACGACGGCGCCTGATCGGAGTAGGACCGGCGGATGTTCTGCTCCACCGTGACGGACACGCTCTTGCTCCGCACACCCGCCAGCAGGCCGATGACCCGCTTGAGACCGTCCTCCGCCGACCGGGTCAGCGCGTTGACCGTGGCGCGTGCCTTGCGCCGGTCGATGCGGTCCGCCAGGCCCAGAATGTCCCGCATCTGCTCGGCCGAGAAGTCGGCACCGGACAGGGAGATGATCGTGCGCACCAGGTCCGGGGTGAGCTCGTACTTGCGGACCAGCGCCTCGATGTCGGCAGCCGAGTCCAACGCGCCAGGCGTCAGGATCCGGGTGATGACCTCCGTCGGAAGCCCCATCAGCTCGGTCTTGTACTCGTCCAGGCCGGCCGCAGAGATCAGCCACGCGTTCGCCGACAGCCGCTGCTGCTCGGCGCGCTCGACGGCCTTCTCGCTGGCGGTATCGAGTTCGTCGGTCAGGTCACGCAGAGCCGACCGGAACTCGTCGATACGGCCGCTCTGCGTCTCCACGAACGGCAGGTCGGAGAACACCGAGGACGCGCGGCTGTACTTCTCGTCCAGCCCCGCCAGTACCTCTTGCACGTACTCGCCCTGCGAGCCGCTCTTCTTGAGGCTGGCCGCGAGCTTGTCGAGGTCGATGCCCAACGCGCCGGCGTTCTTCCCGATCCGGCCGTCGGAGAACGCCTTCATCAGCGCGTCGACCGTGCCGGCCGTCGATTTGCCGTCGTCGGTGAACGTCTTGGACAGTTCGTCGCTGCTGTCGCGCGCCTGGCTGAGGAACCGGTTGAGGTTGTCGAGCTCGTTCGACGCGCCCTGCAGCGCGACGATCCCGATCGTGATGCCCGCGAACCCCTTGAGTGAACCGACGAGCCCGTCGATCTTGCTGACGCTGCCCTTGGCGTCGTTTCCGGCGCTGCGTGCGTTGCCGCCGAACGTCAGCAGGCCGCCACCAGCCGCCTCTGACACGCCAGGCAGAACACCCAGGCGCCGGCCGAGCACCTGCGCGCCGCCGGCCAGGATCAGAGCCTGCTGCGCCGATTCGGGCAGCTGGTTGAACGCGTCCACGAACGGGGTGACGACGTCCGCCGCCAGCTCGAGGACGTCCACGACGGTGCTACCGGCGGTCGCGAGCGCGGGCAGCGCGGACCCGGACAGGTCCCGCAGGCTTGCCGCGAGGGGAGCGAGCTCGTCGAGCAGCTCCACGACAGCCTCGCCCGCGTCCCGGCCGAACGCCTCGAGGTCGCCGCTGCCGGCCACGTCCGAGAGCCGGTCTGCGACCTCGACGATCGCGGGCGCCAGACCCTTGCCGAACTGGATCTTGGCGGTTTCGATCTGCCCGGACAGGTTCTCCAGTGCTCCCGAGGTGCCTGACATCGACGCGTCCGCGAGACGCTGCGCCGCGCCCAGGTCCGACGTCTGCCGGATGTAGTCCTCGAGGCCGTCGGCGCCCTCCTGGATGAGGATGTTCGCCGCGCGGCGGGCGTCAGCACCGAAGATGGTCGTCAGCGCGGCCGTCCGCTCCTTCGCGGACATGCCACCGAAGGTGCGCTGCAGCCGCTCGGCGATCTGCGTTGCGGACACGAACTCGCCGTTGCTGTCGGTGAACGTCAGCCCCAGCTCGGCCATCGCCTGAGCCTGTTCCTTCGTCTGCGGCACCAGACGCGTCAACATGGTCCGCAGGGTCGTGCCCGCGTCCGAACCCTGGATGCCGGCGTTTGAGAACGCCGCCAGGATGCCCGTGGTCTCCTGCACCGACAGGCCCGCCGAGTTGGCCTCCGTGCCGGCCTGAGCGAGCGCCTGCGTGATGTCCGAGACGTCCGCGCTCGAGGCGTTCGCGGCGCCCGCGAGAGCCGACACCGCCTCGTCGGTCTGTGACGCTTCCAACCGGAACGCGCCCATCGTGTTGACGACCGAGTTTGCCGCTACGTCCAGGTCGAGGCTGCCCGCGGCCGCCAGGGTGAGCGAGTTCTTTAACGCGCCAGCCTGGATCTGCGCCGGCGACAGGCCACCCTTCGCCAGCTCGAGCATCGCCGACGCGGACTCTTGAGCGGAGAACACGGTGTCGGCGCCGAGCTTCATCGCCAGGTCGTCCAGTTCGGCCATCGCAGCCTTGGGCGCCTTCGTCTGCTGCGCGACCTGACGCATGGTCCGCGAGTACGCGGCCTCCAGCTGCACCGAGTCCTTGACGAGCTTGGCGATGCCGACCGTCGCGACCGACCCGGCTGCGACCTGCATCGCGTTGCGGATCTGAAACCCTGAGCGCTGCCCCTGTGTCCCGAGCGCCGCAGTGTCACGGGACGCCTGCTGCAGAGTGGTCTTGTACTGCCCAGCATCGAGCGTCAGAACGACCCTGAGAGACCGGTCGGCCATGCGGAACCTCCCGGCGTGTCGTCGTTGTGCAGTTCAGGGAGGCCCGCGCGTGGGGGCCCGGAGCCAGGCGTGGTCAGGCCGGCGGATCAGCAGTGACAGGTGTCGCGATCCGCGCCGCGTAAGACAGCGACTCGGGCAGGTCGAACCCGTCCTGTTCGTTCGCGCGCCGCTTGCGCAGCAGCGCCGCGGTCACGTGGCAGCGTTCGACATCGACGGACACGTTCCCGTCCATGGCCGCTGCCCGGCATTGCTCGGTCGGCAGGCCGCAGAGTTCGCAGGTCAGCGCACGTCGCACGTGCGCGAGCGCGAGCATCCAGTCCCGTTCGACGTCATCCCATTCGGGCTCGAGCGTCGAATGAGTGAGGTGGCCGTGCTGGTCGCGGTGGTAGGTGGTGGTCGGTTCCCACCCGTTCAGCCGTTTGAGGCTGATGCCGAGTCGTTCGGCTAGCTCGAGCTCTCCTCGGAGTACCGGGTCATCAGCGACGCGTCGCGCGAGAAAGGGGCGCCACCACCGCCGCGGTTGATCTCGAACAACTTGATCGCGAACTTCGAGAACACGCCGTCGGTCATCTCGTTGGCGAGCTGCTGCCACTCGGTGGCGGCGTCGAAGGCGACGGGCTCGCTGGTGACCTTGTTGGTGACGCCGACGATCGTGGGGGTGTTGCTGTAGACGTCGTCAACGAAGGTGGCGACGTGCACACCGAACGCGGTGTCCATCTGGACTTCCTTGTCGGCGGGGTGCTTGGCCTCAAACTCGTTCCACTGCTTGCGGTTCAGGGCCTCGAGCTCGAACACGACGGTCGACTCGGCCATGCTGTCCTCGAGGGCGGTGATCTCGTGGGCCTTGGCGGTCAGGACCGGGTCGCCGAGGCGACGGTCGGGGTGCTGCTTGAGCTGCTGCAGTTCGCTGGTGCGCCGCTCCCACTCGGTCTGCAGGGCCATGTCGGTGCAGAGTTCGATGGTGCCGCGGGTGCGCTTGATGGTGATGGACATGCTGGTGTTCCTCCCGGTGTACTCCCGGTGTGACGACAGGCGTTCCCCGTGGGAGGGGTCGCGGGACGTGGACGGCACCGGGAAGGCCGCCCACGCCCCGCGAGATCAGGAAGCGATCTCGAGATCGGTGGTGACACCGCCGGCGCCGATGAACGCCTTCTGCGCGATCTTCTGCTTCTCGTTGGCGGGCGTGTTCTGCCGGTTCTGCACGCCGGCCGCGAACTGGATGACGTCGACGACGTCACCAGCGACGAACGGCTGGTCGAACGGCTTGCCGTAGCGGACGAGGTAGTAGCCCTTCACGCCACGCTTGAGCGTGTCGTAGAGGATGTAGTCCTCGGCGTTCTGCTGGTCCCAGACGTAGATCGTCTCGAGCGTCTCGCTGTACCGGCCGGGCTCCTCGCCGTCCTGCGTGGTGCAGAGACGCTCGTCGGTGACGGTCGCCTCGTTCACGCCTCGGTTGAAGCCGTCCGCGGTGAACTCGCAGGTCACGTCCTCGGCTGCGTTCGCTGCGGTCGCCGTGAGCGATCCGCTGAAGGTCGTCAGCAGGGCCACCTTCATCATGCCGTCGCCGACGACGCCAGGGGGCATCACCATGGTCACTCATCTCCTTCGCCGGCGGCGCCGGTCTCGTGGTCGGGGTTGTTCCCGTCGTCCGGCCCCGGGACGGAGTCGGAAGCGTTGTCGTCGGCGATGAGCGCGGCGATGAGGTCTGCCTTGCGGTCGCTGACGGGTTCGACCTGTCGGCCTTCGTCGATGCGGACGCTGATCGCGTCCTGCAGCTCGGCGACGGTCTGCTTGTCGTAGGGGGTCCGCTGGACCGGGTTGCCGGCCTTGTCGGTGAACGGCTTGGGGTCGCGGGCGACGCGTCCGATGTGCTCCGGCGCGCCGTCGACGAGGGTGACGCCCGGGCGAAGCGGCTTGCCCTTGGGCCAGTCGAACTCGCCGGTGGCGTCCTGGACGCGGATCCAGGTCGGGAAGACGGGCATGGGTGCTCCTTCAGGTGGTGAGCTGGTAGATGAGCGGGGTCCAGTAGCGGGCGGGGGACTCGTTGTCGTCGCGGCGGCTGGGGCCGGGGTCGTTGAGGAGGTGGAGGCGGCCGACGATGGTGTTGGCGTGTTCGCCGGTGAACGTGGGCCGCCAGTTGTCGAGGCGGGTGGTGATGGCGTCAACGACGGGCTCGAGGGCGTCTGGGGTGCCGGCGACGACGGTCAGCTGCGTCGTCCAGGTGAGGCCGTTGCGGGTGCCGCCGAGTCGGACGTCGTCGGTCATGCCGGGGCTGGGGTGCTGGACGACGTAGGGGCGGACCCGCTGGTCGGTGTCGCTGATGGTGGGCGGTTCCGGGTCGACTGTGCGGAGGTAGACGGTCAGGTTGGGGATGGTGTCGAGGCGGTCGTTGACCGCGGTGACGAGGAGGCGCCGGGGGACTGTGACCGTCATGCGGGCGCTCCGTTCAGGCGATGTCGGTGGCGATCTGCGCGGCAGCGGCTTCGATGGCGGGCGCGTTCCGGTCGAACGCGGGGCCCATGTACGGCTGCGGAGCCTGGGTGGAGGTGCCCAGCTCCTGGTAGATGCCGTACTCGGCGGTCGGGCCGACTTCACCGGTGACGCTGGTGGCGGTCTCGGTGATGTCGCTGCCGATCGAGGCGCGCAGGTTCCCGGTGTCAACGGGCGCGAGGATCTTCGCGTCTCGTTCGATGTCGGCGGTCCCCTTGCGGACCACGGTGCGCATCTTGGGCAGCGCTTCACTGCTGGCCTGCTTGAGGTCGACGGCGAAACGGTTGAGGTCGGAGAAGTCGAAACCGCTCATGCTGCGGTGCTCCTGCGCGTCTGGTCGTCAACCGCGTACACGTCGCGCTCCATGCGAATCGACCCGCGCGTGACCCGCGCGATCGTCATCCACGACAGCGTCACGTCACTGCTCTGCGTGACCTCGATCCGGTCACCGCGGCTGATGTCGCCAGCAGCATCCAGGTCGAGGACGACGCGGTAGACCGTGACGGTCTGGAACTCATCGCCGAACAGCCGCTGCACTTCAGTACGGGCGAGTTCCTGCAACCGCATCCCGCCCTCGTACAGGGCACTGGCGGGACTGGCGGGCGTGTAGGACAGGTCGTCATTGATCGTCGCTGGGACGGTGGCAGCAGGCCAGACGCGGCCTGTTGCGGTGAACGACAGGGCGATCGCTTGGGCGTGGTCGCGTTCGAAGTTGACGGGCACGACCCGCGTGCCGGGGCGGCCGTGCGAGCGGTTGGGGCGCGGCACCGTCACCACCAGCCGGTGGGACGCTCGGTGAGCTCGGGCCAACGGCCCGGGGCGTCGACGACCTCGAACCAGCCGTCGTCTTCGTCGGCGACCGCGTTGGCGTGCTGCTCCCGCAGGGCCTGAGCGTGCTTGCGGAGCGCGTCGGCGGCCTTGGCGCCGTCGGTCTGCCAGTCCTGGGAGCGGAGCACCTTGGACGCTAGGACCTCGTTGGAGGCGTTCGTGTCGATGGCCTGCGCGGCGGCGAGCTTGACGTGGCCGCCCTCGAGGGCGAGGAAGTCGTTGATGTCGGCGTCGGTGAAGACCTGTGCGGCTGGGTCGACGTCGTTGAGGAGGAGGCGGACCTGCCGGATGCTGGTCGTGTCGTCTGCCACCGTGTCCTCCCTCGGGCTTGTGTGTGGGGCCGCGCCCTGGCGCAACAGGAAGGACAGTTGCTGCGCCAGGGGCGGTCTTCCAGGGGTGACGGGCTGCTGAACCCTCGACCCAGGGGGTTCAGTCCCCGTCGACGTCGACCCTGTCCGGGGTCGACGGAGCGGACGGTGATCGCGTCACCACCAGGCCGCACCCACGGTCCAGCGTGGGTGCGGCCCAGAAGCGAGACGATCAGTCGCCGGTCACCACGTTGGTGCCGGTGGACTTGCTCTTGTCGATGGCCGCGAGGCGGTCGGCCTTGTTCGACGCGCCACCGAGGTCGATGTTCTCGGCCTTCGCGAAGGCGTCGAGCTGCGCGTTGGTCCAGTCCTCGGTGGGGTCACCCTCCGGGATCTCAACCTTCTCGCTGGACGAGCTCGCCTTGCCAGCCTTCTTCGCCCCGGCCGGCAGCAGGTCGGTGCCGACCCACGCCTTGGGGAACGAACCGAGAGGCTGATCGTTCTCGTCGACGACGTCGACGAGATCCTTGTCCGTGTATGCGGGCATGGTCTCTCCTCTCCCGATCAGCCGAGGCCGTCGGAGGCGTAGGTGAACTTCGGGTCGCCATGCGCAGCGCCCACGATGTGACGCACCCGCCAGTAGACGCCGTCCACGTCGAACGAGCCGTCGTCGACGCCGACCTGACCGCCGCCAGCGCGCGCACCCTGGTCCGCCTTGTAGCGGATGTCGGGCGACTCCCAGCCGCGCAGGAACGCGGTGTAGAACGCCGGCCGGGGAGCCGTCGGAAGCGGCAGGACGAACCAGGCGGTGCCGGGCAGGTTCTCCAGCACCGTCAGCGTGACGCGGCCGCGCAGCGGGTTCGGCTCGACCGTGGTGGTATCGCCCGTCGTGACGCGCACCTCGGTCTGGTTGATCAGACGCTGCGCGATGAACGACAGCGCCGGACCGACGATGAGCTGCAGCGGCCCAGGCGTCAGGAGGTTCCCGTCGCTGTCGCGCTTGGTGGAGACCGTGGTGACAGCTGCCTGCAGGTTGTCCTGGTTGAGCAGCCCGGTTCCGAGGTTCCCGTTGCCGACGTTGAAGAACGTCGTGTTGGGGGCCCCGGTGAGCGGGTTGACCATCAGCTGCAGGGACAGGTAGTCCTCGGTCAGGCGGGCGGCGTTCGCGAACTCGCCGGGGACCTGGGCGAGCTCGTCGAGCTCGTCGTTGATCTTCGCCTCGAACGAGTACCCGAATCGGCGACCGTACTTCTTGACCGCGATCGACCGCTCGCTGATCGCGTAGTCGGCCGAGGGGTACTCGGTCAGCTCCGGGACGAGCTCGAGGCGGTTGCGGGCGCCGGACAGGTCGCGCAGCTGCTTGGGCTTGAAGTTGCGGACCGAGGTGCGGGACGAGAACTTGCTCCACTGGGGCGGCATGGCCTCGTACTGCGCGAGCATCTCGCGGTCGAGGACGTCGCCCGTGGCGGACTTGAACAGGTCCGAAGTGGACAGCGCCTCCTCGACGAGGGCGCCGGCGATCCGGTTGCCTCCCCATGCCTGCTCGAGGAGCTTGGCAGCCTCGACGATCTTCGCGCCGCGGCTGGCCACGGCTCGCTGTCGGTTGACGGCGACGCCGGTGCCGGCCAGGACGCCGTCGGAGTTGAGGCCGAACGACTCGGAGACGTCGGCGATGTTGAGCGTCTTCATGGTGGTCCTCCTCAGACCTTCCCGAGGCGGACGTGCACGCTGCCCGCTCCCGACGACTTGGTTCCGCCGATGCCTTCGGCGGAGTGGACGGTGCGACCGAACAGCGTGTTCCCGCTGGACGTCGTGGTGATGGCTCCGCCGGGCGTCAGGTAGAGCTTGGTGCCCTCGCTGCTGACGGCGTCGGTCGTGGACAGCGTGAACACGCCGACCGTCCACACGGATGCGCGGCCAGCGATATTGCCGCCCTCGCCTTCCTTGGTGGCGGTGACGCCGGGGACGTCACCCAGGATGATGACGGGCTTGCCGGACTCGGTGCCCGACGCGACGGCGGCGCTGATGCGCTCGCCTGCGTTGAGTCGCTCGTTGCGCATGGCTCACGCCTCCTTGATCTGGCGGCCGGTCGCTGCGGCGATGGCCTTGTCGATGTCGCTCTCGGTGACGGTGGCGCCGCTGCCGCTCTTGCCGAACCCGCTGGGGATGCCAGCGCCGGCGTTGGCGGCGAGGCTGGCGAGGTAGGACTCCTCGGCCTCGCGTGCCTTGTCGGTGCGCTCGTTGAGGGCGTCGGTGTCCAGCTCGCCGTTCTCGGTGAGCGGGACCTCCCGCAGCGCCTCGGCGACGACGCGGTCGACGGTCGCGGATGCGAGGTCGGCGTTCTCGGCGATGACGCGGGCGCGGGCGACGGACGCGGCAGCGAGGCGTGCCTCGGCGACGTTCGCGCGTCGCACGGCCTCCTCGGCCGTCTTGGTCGCGGTGTCGCGCTCTGCCTCGAGCGTCGTCACCCGGCCGGCCGTCTCGCGGAGGCCGGAGAGCTCCGACTCCTCGATCTGGGTGGTTGCCATGGTGTCCTCCTTGGACTCCTGGGTGGTGGACCCGGCCGGGCTGACCGGGACGTACTGGGTGGACACGCGCACTTCGGTGCGGTCTCCGGTGAGGGTGTCGGCGAGGCCGTCATCGCTCTTGGTGTAGGTCTGCTGCCAGACGGCGGCGCCGTCGTTGTCCTCGACCTCGAACCAGGCGGTGGTGTCGTCGAAGTCCCGCAGCCACACCCACGTGTTGTCAGCGTTGTAGGCGTCGCGCAGCAGGTTCGACAGGGCTTCGCGCTGGTCGTTGACTGTCGCCTCGGACACGCCCCGGCGGACTGCGGACTCAAGCACCATCGACGGCTGAGCGGACTCCAGCGCAGCCCCGAACGCGCCGCCGCGGCCGGCGTGGGTGACGAAGTCGACGGAGGTCGTGTTGGACGGGACCAGGCGTTCGATGATGGGCCCGGTCCGACCGTCCTGCTCGCCGGCGGACACCTCGGCGGCCGCGACGATCGAGACTCCGACTGCCTTCTGGAACACGGTGTCCTCGAGCAGCTCCCGGTACGGGGCGATCGGGTCTGCCTTGGCGGCGAGACGGGTGCCGTCCCAGGTGGCGTCCTCGCGGAGGACCGCCCCCAGGCGCAGGGTTGACCGTTCCGGCAGCTCCTGCCGCTCGGTGGCGGTGGGGTGGTCGAAGTACATGTGCGTGCCGGCCGGGAACACCTTCTCCTCGGCTGCGGCCTCGAGCACGCTCTCGGCGTAGTAGCCGGACGATCCCCAGCCGGGGGTGATGATCTGGATGTCGAGGCCATCGCTGCTGTCGCTGGCGATGGACGCGGTCAGGGCGGCGGTCTCGCGGATCGTCTTGGACATGAGCGGGACGCCTCCTTCGGCAGGTAGATTCGGTCGGGTGGGCGTCGACGACGAGAACGTTGGTGGCCCGGGCGAGTGCCCGGGGCATGAGTTCACGCTTGAGCGTCTAGTCGCGGTCAGTGAGCCGGGACGACTGTTTCCCGGTCTGGGGATCGAGTACGGCTGCCGTTGGTGTCCCGCAGTGGCCTACGAGCCTTCGCAGATCGAGGGCCGCTAGTTCAGGCTGGGGGCCGCTGCAGGAACCCACGAGTCGCGCCATCCGACGGTGCGACGCTTGGTGGCCCACTGCGACATGGGGAAGTCGCCAGCACGCCAGGCGTCGTACCCGCGGCCGCCGAGCACTTCGCGCTGCTCGACGGGAGACAGGGCCTGGAAGGCGTTGTCGGCGTCGGGTGCTAGGGACGCTGGCTCGTCGAGGTCGAATCCGAGCTCGCGCCACGTCTTGGTGCGAGGTGCACGCGTGCAGCGGCAGTTCTGGTGCCCCTCCGGACCTGGCTCGTCCAGGGAGAACTCGCGGCCGTTCATGCTCCAGCAGGCGGGACAGGTGCGGGCCGACAGGGTCGCCATCCACGTCCATCCGGCGAGGAGGTCGGCGTTGGCTTGGTCCTGGAGCGCGGCCGCTGCCCGGTGTGCGTCGAGCATCTCGGTACGAGCGATCGTCAGCGCACGGCCAAGGCCGCCGTTGAACAGACCCTCGGTCTGCTTGACCATCCGCGCGGCTACCGCCCGGGGATTCTCGCCGACGGCGACGCCGCGAACTAGCTGACGCCGCATGGAAGCGGTCGCCTCGTCCGAGAGCGGGTAGGAGAGCTTGGTGATCTGCGTCGACGCCCGGGCGACGATCGTGTCGACCGCAGCGGGCGACACCCGCGACCAGGCCGTGATCTCGCTAGCCGCGCTGGGAGGCAGTTGGGACGCGATCAGACGTTCCTGCATGGCGCCGGCGTAGTCGATGACGTCACCCAGAGCGTCGACGATCGCAGACGAGGATCCGTCGACGAGCGACGCGAGGCGGCCCTGGATGACCTCAAGCGCGTTCTGCAGCCGCGCGGAGCGGATCAGGTCGTTGCGTCGCAGCCGCCCGTCGGTCGCTTGCAGCACTAGTTCGTTGAGCGCCGCTTCCAACTCGGGGGCGATGTCGTCCCACGCCCGCACCCACAAGGCTGTCTGCTCGCGGGTGTGGACATCGGTGATGCGGGCGAGTTGCTCGCGCATCTGCGCCAGGATCTGATCGGACTCCGAGGACCAGGCCATCGCTCAGGCCAGCGTGGAAGCGGGGTCTTCGCCGCGGCGGAACGCGTTGGCCGCAGCCTGGCCGGCTGACACGGCTCGGTCGATCCAGTTGCCGTCCGCGTCGGTGGCCTTCTCGATCAGCTCGTCCATGTCGCGGATGTTGAACGCGTTCAGTAGCAGCTTCATGGTCTCGATCTCGGGCATCTTGCCGGTGTCGTCGGCGGCCACGATCGCGTCGACGAGATCCTTGAGGGACGTCTCGGTGAGGTCGGGCCAGACGATCTCGATGGTCCGGTCGGTGTCGCCGGCCAAGGTGACGGTCTCGCGCCCGGTGACCTTGTCTCGGGTCAGGCTCTTGCGTCGCAGGCTGCCCTGCGGCGCCTTTGCGGACGCGTCGATGACGTGCCCCAGGATTCGGGTGTAGAACTCGGCCCAGACCTCGCGACGCAGGTTGGCCATGTTCTCGGTGGGCGTGTCGAGCGTCTCTGCTGTTGCGCGTGCCCCGGAGACGCCCGGGTCGGTCAGCAGCATCGTGACGGGCACCTCGAGGCCGGAGGCGATCATCGCGGCCAGAGGCTTGCCGGACTCGCTGTCGATCGTCGCGCCGGTCTTGGGGATGGCCTCGAGGTTCTGTCCGGGGCCCAGGTGCACCGTGCCGCCGGCTGTTGAAGATCGGGGGCCGGGGATGCCGGTTCCGTCGACGACGCTGCGGGCATCGGCGGCGCGCTGCGATGCGGCCGCCTGGCGTGCCTTGCCGGTCTTGTCGGAGGTCGCTCGGAACGCGAACCGCGACAGCGCCTTGACGAGCCGGGCCCAGTCGGTGAGGAATTCGCTGTACGCCTTCGCCCAGGGGATCGAGGCGTAAAGGTCGCCGATGCCGAAGTCCCACCCTTCGAGGTCGTTGACGTTGACCTCGGCGACGGGAGAGTCCCAGGCGACTGGGATGCCGGCGACGGTTGCCGGGCGGGTGGCTGGCTTGTAGTCCAGTGCCGGGTAGAGCACCTTGCGGACCTCGGAACGCTTGCGGAATCCGCCGCCGTAGAGCGGTTCGGTGACGACCTGGGTCCACGAGCGGACGTAGAACCAGCGGTCGATGCGGTCCTGCCCCGAGGTGATGACGTCGTCGATCTCGTCGTTGGGGACGATGCGGGGTCGCACGTCGCCGGTGAGGGGGTTCGTGACGAGCGCGACGTGCAGGGTGCCGTCCGTCGCGAGGGTGCGGTCGTTGCGTTCACGCGCGCTGGCCCCGGTGAGCACCTTGCGGGTGTCCGGGTTGTCGAGGAACGCCTGCACGACGGTGTTCACGTCCTGCTCAAGCGGGTTGGCAGTGTTGCTGCCGGTCGCTCGGGCCTGGATCTGCACGCCACGCGCCCACACGTAGGCGGTGCGCAGGGCGACGCCACGCTTGAGGAGCGGGTTGGCGATGAGCATGAACCGTGCACGCTTCGCGGCGTCTCGCAGTCCCTGACGGGTGAACGTCATGTCCGCGGCGAAGCCCATGCGAGCCCAGCCCTGGTCCTCGGCGTGCAGCTGCTCGAGGTCGGCGAACGACTCCTGCATGATCTCGAGCTCGTGCGCGAGAGCACCGAACGCTTCGACGAGCTGTCGTTCCTCGTCGGGGGTCAGTCCGGTCTGGTCCTCGGTGAGCGCGACGGTCATGCGTTCACCTCCGAAATCGGGTCAGATGAGGACGGGCCGGTAGTCGGCGAGTTCTTCGTCGAGGTCGTCCGCTTCGAGCAGGAGCGACCCGTCGACGAGGGGCTGCAGCAGGATCCGGTTGAGGCCTTGGCTGAGGGCGTCGACTTGGTCGTCGTGTTTGCCTGCGGGGAACGATGCAGCTTCCTCGATGAGGTCGTCGACCCAAGGCGCCAGTTCCGAGGCGGGGATCCAGACGTTGCCGGCTTCGATCAGCGGTGAGACGGCGGACGCTCTGGCTTCCTTCGAACCTTGAGGCTCCTCGGGCACGATCCCTGGGACGCTCCGCGACAGCGATGCGATCACAGCGGGCCCGTTGGCCTTGTCCTCGATGAGCTTGAGAGTGGCTTGCGGCCACTTCGCGGCCAACGCCCGGACGGCTGCGAGTGTGGTCGGGAAGTCCATCCGGGCTCGGACTTGATCGAGCAGGATGGCGTCGGCGTCGCGACGCATCCACACCTGGCCGACGACGTAGTCGCTGCTCTTGGTGTCCTTGAACGTGAGGTCCCAGGAGAGGAGCATGTCGTCGTAGTCGGTGACGATGCAGGAGCCGTCGTTGCGGACCAGGTGCTGTGGGGTCTCGTAGCGGCGCCACCAGTCGCGCTTGAGGATGTCGCCCTCGCCAGGCGACGGACGCCCCTGGTACAGCGACGCCCACGTGCGCGACCCGGCCGTCTTGCGCCGCAACTCCCACTGCGAGTAGCTGCGTCCACGCGCGGAGACCATGTACTCGCCCGGCTCGCGGCCCAGCGGGTCGGTCTCGCCCTCGGCGGGGTTGTGGTCGGCCTGCGCGGGGATGTTGATGACCCGCCAGCCGGCGTGCGCGTCCTGCTCGATGAGGCGGGCTGCGAGGTCGTCTTCGTGCCAGCGCGTGAGGATGAGGATGACAGGCGCGCCGGGGGAGAGGCGGGCGGACAGGGCATCGGTCCACCAGTCCCAGCAGGTGTCTCGGATGACCTGGGAGTCGGCTTCGGCGCGGTCCTTGAGGGGGTCGTCGATGATGAGGACGTCTGCTGCGCGGCCGGTGACGCCTGCGCCGCGGCCGACGGAAAGCATCCCGCCGCCGTGTCCGGCGATTTCCCATTCGGATGCGGCGCCGTTGTCGGTGGCGATGGTGAGTCCGAGTTCGGGGTGGGCGGTGATGGTGTTGCGGACGGTGCGGCCGTTGCGGTTGGCGAGTCCTTGGGCGTAGGAGCCGGTGACGATGCGGAGGCTGGGGTTTTGGGTGAGTGCCCAGATGGGGAAGATTTGGCTGGCTCGGGTGGATTTGCCCTCTTGTGGGGGCATGCTGATGATGAGGCGGCCGTCGGGCTGGTCGAGGACGTCGACGAGTGCTTGGTCGATGAGGTCGAGTGCCGGGGTTTGGATGGTACGGCGGTCGATGGCTTGGGCGAGTTCGCCGGGGGTTGTCCATCGGCGGGTGGGGGTTTCGAAGGTGCGGGCTGCGAGTTCGAAGGGGTCGAGGGTGACCGACATGCGGGTCACCTGCCTCGGGAACGACGAAACCCCGCCGGTTGGAAGTCGGCGGGGTTCCTGATTTTGGGGTCACTGAAGGACCAGGGCTAGTAGACCACAAAGATCATGTGGCCCGCAATGCGTCACGCCGAAGATGACTCAGAAGGACTAAGCGGCTTTTGATCGGTCGAACGAAACGTGGCACGGCACGCACAAGGGGATGTAGTGCGCAGGATCGACCGAATAGCGAAGCTTTCCCTCGATGCGCTCGTCGGGGTCTTGTTGGTCGTACGCCCACTGTTCTGCCTGCCCAGGGCAGTGGGCACACGCCTGCTTCGACGCGGGTCCATGCGCGCGATAGATGCGCTTGTGGAGCCCTTGATAGGTGATGGCGGCACCCGACCAGTTCCAGTGGTCTTCGCCGGCGGGCATCTGTTTCTCGCGCGTCACGTCTCCGAACTGAACCTGGCGCTTGTAGTGCAGGTGGCAGAAGCCTAGGCCGTGGCGTGGTCGATCGCAGTCGTCTAGTTCGCAGGTAGCGGCGTGCTCGTACCGGCGGATTGCGGTCTCGGGAACCTTGCCTGTCCGCAGGAACCGCGCGTAGTGGGCGTGGCAGAAGCCCCGTGCCCTGACGGGCCTGTCGCAGTCGGCAACGGCGCACGTAGCATCGGTCATGTTCACTCCTCATCCGAGTGGGCCAGACCCCGGGACGTTGGCGCGTCGCCGGGGTCGCTTCTAGCCCTCATCCTACTGCTGAGGATGGCGCCTCCCCGTCCTCCCAGTCCGAGTTCTCGGCACGGATGTGGTCCGCCAGCAGGCCGATCGTCCCGCTGTCCCACCCTTCACCGCACTCGACGCACATCGCGGTCTGCGCATCCAGGCGGACCCGCAGGCCACCCTTGACCGTGCACAGCGGGCACGTGTTGTCCGGCCGCCACGAAGGGGAGTCCCAGCCGGTGACGGTGCGGGCGCGGATCCACCAGGAGCGCAGGTCGCGGCTGATGGTGTCGCCGGCGTTGGCGGCTGCGGATCGGACGAGGGTGCGGACGTCGAGCTGGTGGCCGGTGCGCTTGTCCATGGTG